CGCAGAGCGTCCAAGTGCATGTCGCCAATGCTGATCGTCACATTGCTCTGAGGCCGCGTGCCGTACTTGTTCTGGTTCATGCTGCCCGCCATGAACTTCCGAAAGTTAACCTTCTCACGCGTCGCGGCGATCTCATTGCTGCTGCTGTCGCCACTAAGCTCGTCCACCATCTCTAAGCCCTGCTCAACCAAGGCGTCAGCCGCCTCCTCACGCGCACCCTCAAGGGCAACCTTATACTCTGGTATACTGTTGATGGCGCGGCTCACATAGCTGCGCGTGCAGCCGTACTGCCGCGCCATCTCCGCCACAGTCACGCCGCTCGCGATCTGGTCATACAGCCAGTCAGCCCCGCCATTCGCGGCCACGTCAGTCAAAATACGTTTCTTTAGGGCTTTGCCAGCCATGTCGATACTCCAGAATTTTTAAAATTTTATGGCAGGTGGTGTTTTTTAGCAAGGGGGTGGGGTGGGGGTCATAGCTTATAGCTGTGTGTGCGTTTTCATATACATACACACCCGCCGCCCGCGCCGCCCCCGTGGGGGGGGTCTCCGCCCAATCTCGCGCCAGAGCGCCAGCGAATGCGCATAATGCTCATTATGTTAACACCAATAAGGCGAGTAGGTACACACCCAACAGTTATTGTGTAGTGTTATCAATAGCTTACAGCATCTGGCCTTAACAGGGCGTTTGTTCTGGACCTATAGCGCAGGACGAAGTGGTGCTGATCTGTGCGCGTATGCGCAGGCCGCCTATACATTTGCGCACAGATGTGACACGCGCACACGCGCCTATGCTGCGCCGTGCGTTCGCCTTGCCACTTTTCTTTTGGTTGCCGCAAATAAGCTGTTGACCCTACAGGACCATATGTCCTATACATATCTTAAGGGCAATGAAGCCCGCCAAGCAAAGGAACAAACCAATGCCAACCAAACTAACCGCTCTCATCAACCGCGCGTCGGTCAGCAACACCACCTACTTTGCCGCGCAAAGGGGAATATTCTTTGACGATATGGCTGATCTGATCAAGCGCGTTGAGGCTGAGGGTTTCTCCACCCAGCAGAACGACGGAGAGCGTGTTATGGTTGGCTTCAAGGTTTGGATGACTCGGCACGGCGTCATTACCCCAGCCCGCACAACCAACCTGTGAACGCACGCGCCTATGCTGCGCCAAGCGCAAATTAACTGTTGACCATACAGGACCATATGTCCTATACATATTCCAAGGGCAATGAAGCCCGCCGCATCTGGAAGGATACATAATGACACGTAACATTTATTCAGAACCTAACTTCGCGCTAGCTAAAATGTGGTTTGTTGACTCGTGCATCGCGTCAATTCAATACGACAAAATACTCAAGCAGGCCCTTAGCACTTTTGGGGATCATGGCCCAAACATCTCTGGCGCAGGTCGCCAACACTTTCCTGCGACCACAAGGCAACGACTGCGCGACCAATGCCGCAAAGTAGCGTATTATTCTCAAATGGCGTGGGAAAGTAAACCCAAACGAGTACATGACAGCACAATGAGAACCCTTGCGCGTCAATGCGCGAACAAGCACGGCTTTGGTTTTTATGGGCCTCAAGGTGATGCGGAATAGGTTTGATCAAAAATTAGTTGTTGACCATACAGGACACTTGGCCCTATACATATCTCAAGGGCAATGAAGCCCGCCAATTAGGAGAACGACAATGCCACTTGAACAACCCACGCAAGTCTATGTGCAAGACGCAGAGCAAGCGCTGACGCTGGCGCTCAAACTTGCCATTCAAGCGCCTACAGAAGCGAAAGCCCGCGAGTGCGTAGCGATTGCGCAGAGCATTGCTCAAGGTATGACACTCAAGCAAGTAGAGATTTGCAAGGCCGCCGCTGAATGCGCAGTGGAATACGAAGAAACGTTTTCAAACTAAGGGCAATGAAGCCCACCACATCTGGAAGGATACACGATGCAAACGCTCACAACAAAATACCTTGGCGCGACTGATACGCTAGGCGCACGCTTCAAAGCCACGCACACTGGCGGCTACACAAGCGTTACGCTTGGTTACGATTACGCACTAAGCAATGAAGAAAACCACCGCGCCGCTGCGCAAGCGCTCGTAGAGAAACTAGGCTGGGAAGGCGATTACATAGGCGGACACACAAAGGCTGGTATGGTGTTCGTAAACGCGGCCCCTGAATATACTTTCACAGTCGTACGCTGCGAGGTGGCAGCATGATGACCCGCAGAGCCAAACGCGAAGTGCGCCAAGCACTCAAGCACATAGCTGTTGGAGCGTTCATGGGAGCGGTAATCAGCGCCGCCTTGTTCGGCCCAATGTTGTTAAATTAAGGACATACAAAATGACAAACGCACAAACCTTAAACGCTTACCGCGCCGTACACGAAGCACTTGATACGCAGTGCGAAGACACAAGCGCTAAGATTCTTTCGAAATTGCTGCGCGATCTGGCGGACAATTACAAAGCAGAGGCCGGGCAAACGATAGGTGAAGGACTAGGCTGGGCTTAATGCACAGTTTCATCGCCTTCACTTAGCAACAGCGCCAGCACGCTGCATAAGGCGACACCAACCTCCTGTTCGCTATATTCGAACGGCGCGAGGCTAAGAGCCATCAGGATAATATCGGTCAGGCTTTCGACTGTGTCCGCATCCGCGTCGGTTCCATCAATCTCAAAGCGCACAGAAAAATACCCGCGCCGATGACAGCGCGGGTCCAGTTGATTTGTAACAGAGGAGGAACATGTCGCCACCTTATACGTCCGCAAGTTCACCCGCAAGGGCCATATACGCGGCGGCGTCCGTAAAACTGTCGCGCGACGCTTTACCGTCGCCCGCGATCCTCGCGATTTTGAGCCACGCCATACATAGGCTGACCTGCTCCGCCGATACGTCTGCGTCAAGGATGGCTGACCAACCCGTCGCGATTTTGGCGAAATTCACCGCCGGTGGCCCATATTCGGCCGCCCTGCTATTGTTGATTAGGTCCGCCGCTTCACTTAAAATCTCTGTTCGTTTGTTGTCGTATGTCATAGTGACCCCACTTTTTGCCGTGTTTAAAAAAGTTTTCTGTAAGCCGTCCTTTTTCTTATCTAATCCATATCAACTCCATATTTGTATATAAATGTTTTTACTTAAAAAAAGTAGGGTCACTATAAAAAGCAGGGTCACAGTCATTTTTACCAATGAAATCAACGAAAAAGTGACCCCGCTTTTTTTTGCGTGACCCCACTTAATCGGGGTCACTCGCCGTAAAAGTGTCGTCCGAGCCGACAATTCGTGCGCCCCAGCCCTTCGCGCGTCTCGCGGGTCGCCCCTGCGCACGGCGAACAGTGTCCACCGGCTGCAACCCAAGCCCAAAAAGACGGGTCAGCAGTTTGTTACGCCCGAGCGGAAAACGATACCCGTTCGCGGTGCAAAAATCCTGATAAGCGGCCAGCACGGCGGCGCTACTCGACACCCCGTCCATTAGGTCGTCGTAGCCTAGTTCCTCGACGTCCACGCACTCCAAACACTCTTCGAAAAACTGCTGCGCAGGGTCAGCGTCGCGCTTGACGGCCTCAAACAGCTCTTTCATCGCAGGCGACTTAGCTAGTCGCCCGCTCTCGGTCACGCGCCGCGCCCCTTCCAACACCCAATTTAATATCCCAGACCGTTCGGCCTCTAGTTTATCAAATAGCCGTGCGTCTTTGTGTTCGTCCCTGAGCCGATAGTTGAAGGGGATCAAATGCAGCCTCCGCTCGAACCCGTGGGTGCGCTCTTTCACCAGCCCATCCGTCGAGTTCATCGCCACCACCTGCTTAGGAACCGTCGCCAGCACGAAAGGAGCGCCGTAGATGGCCCTAGCGGTGATGTCCTCGCCCGAAATTAGGTCTTTGAACGCGTCAGCCTCCAACGACGCTGGCGTCAACTCGTTCGTCAGATTAATCAGTTTACCAGACAACGCCGCGCGGGCATATTGCCCTTCGCTGCTATCCTTCACCAGCACCTTGATCGGCTGTGCGCTATACCCAGACCGACCGACCAGCATTTTCAGCACTTTCAGCACGGTGGATTTTCCGTTCTCACCCTCGCCCACAAAACCGATCATGAGTTCGAAGTTGCTGCGCCGCAGCATCAAGTAGCCCATAGCCTCTTGAAAAGCCGACACGGTATCCGCATCGCCGCACATTACACGGTCCACCACCACTTCCCACACAGGGCAAACAGCGTCTGGCGCGTAGTCATAATCCAGAACAGACGTAAAAAGGTATTTAGGATCGTGCGGCAATTGCTTGACCCCGTCTCGGCCGATCCGCAACACGCCATTGCGCAAATTGAGGTAGTCCCCAGCGTCAGTTAACGTCTGCAACGACATATTCTTCATGAAAAAAGCGTGAACAGCCGTTGTAAACGCGTTTTCGTGGGCCAACACCGGGAAACCGCACTCGACGACAGCGTCGCGGATGAAGTTATGCCCCGCAGTCTTACCCGCGAACGCTTCTTCCCAATACACGCCGTTATACCTGCGCACCTCGCCTTCGACGATAGACATGGCCTGTCGATCAGCCCGAACCCCTACCGCATACGACACAGCGGCCTCTTTGAGGTTCTTGGTCGCCTTGGGATCGGCCACGGCCTCCCCAAAGACCGGCGACGCCTCGATCACGTCGCGCAGCGTCTCCTCGCGTGTCTCGATCAGCGTCTCGGACGCCTCGGCCTCGAACGGGTTCTCCGGCACGATCAACGTGTGTCCGCAGCGCCCGCCTGCGCAGTGATACAAGACCGCGCCGTCGTCCGTCTGCGTAACAAAAGCGGTGTCTGCCCGCCCGTCGTGCAGCAGACCAGCGACGCAGTGAACGCGAACCTTGCCAACGCGGCTAATGTGCTTTAGCATCTCAGGCACACTCAGTTCCTCTAGTGTACTGCTCAGAGTGAACACCGCACCAT